AGCGTTGTTATTTGCCCCAACGCGATTAGAATAAACCCCGCCATCGTAAGGCTGAGAAAAGGAGCAAAGAGGTTGTCCGTTAGCCAAAGTAGCTGCCGTATTAAATGCCTGGTTAAAAGGGTTCATAGCTACTACTTCTCTGGTTTGTTCATAAGAAGTAGTAAGCGATTTAGTACCATTAAAGAACTGATCGGCATAAAGATCATCTTCCATGGCAATATTGGTAATCTGAAAACCGAGAGCAAATTCCCGATGGACAAATTCATAAATAAACCGCTCAGCCATGCTATCCATTTTAATAGGAGCACCTTGGGTTTTCTCAAGAGCGTAGCCTGTTCCTCTAATATCAACCAACCTTTCAGTATGTTTGATAGAATTAGCCTGTTCATAGATTTTGGTATATTCCCCTTTAAACCGATCATACTGAGATTTTACCTCATAAAGACCCGGCCAAAGCAGACTTGGAATATCACCGGTTGTTATAATAGACATAATTAATTACCTTTGTTTTTAGTTTTAGTTTTCTTTACTGATCCTGCCTTATAACAGGTTTTTTTCTTCTCTTTCGGTAGGTATAATCCTTCCTTTAAAAGAGCCGGCATATTACCGCTTGTTATTATGGACATAATCTTATGGTACTCCGGCTGTTGGACCTGCTACGCCGTTGGACCTGCTACGCCGCTTGATCCGTACATATGCTTGTTAAATTTAACTAGTAGGTTAGTAAATGGCATATTTACTCCCGGTATTAATCCTGTAGGATTTGCGTTACCGGTAATTACAGGATCAATTCCAATAATTTTTACGTCTAAGGTTGCTGTAGTAGCTGAGTAAGTTGAGCCATCGAGATAGTAAACAGAGCCGTATATATTACTGCCGCTGCGGGGGTTTTGACCACCAGCGATAGCAGTAGGATCCGTGAAGGTTATTCCTGCTACTGATAAACTGGCATTAAAACCAAACCCGGTTGCTAAAAAAGTAATTCCTGTTGCAGCTGCAAGAGAACTTGATACTTGAACTCTAAATACTGCCATTGGATCGTCATTAACATATGCAATAATACGTGTGCCAGCTTTTACCGCTCTACCGCCTGGCCAGTAATCAGACTCTACAAGTATACCGGTATTTGCATCAGTATAAGCGCAGCTTATGAACACCCCAAGGAAAGCATCTGCTTCTGCCGTTGCAATAGGTTGTACCGCTGATCCGTTTGTTGGACCTGATAACTTTTGTGGTGCTATCGTTCCTGCCATGGCAGAAAGGCCTGGAGCACTTACAAATTTAATGGGATCACCTTGAAAAATACTGTTTGGCTGCGTGGTTAAGCCGTCAGCGGATGCGTAAATAAAGTATTGACCTAGTTTTTGTGTTCCGCCGTTTCCTATTTGAGACTGAACTACTTCCAAACCATAAGGTCTATTAATGCCGTTAGACATAATTTCCTCATATATTGTTAATTATTAAAAAACGTAAATATTTTAAATTTAAAAAAAGATAAGCTAATTCAAGCTCAGGAGACCTTTTAACGTCTAGTTATGACGATAAACTTTGTTATAGATAAGTTTCAAAACTAGCCTTTTTGTGTCTTGCGATGACAGAGGTAGCTTTTTTAGAAAAAGATTTAGCTACAAACTACGACCTTTTTAAGTCTAGTCATGACTTCTTTTCTATCTAATTATATTATAGCAAAAAGAGTGCCACTTTTGCAAATCGTACTACTAATTTAGGGTTGTTTAGATATCTTCAATCCCTTGAGCTAAAATAAACTCCAACTTTTTCTTTTTTAATTCTAGTTGTTCTTGTTGGATTTGATCAAATATTTTTACCCATTTTTTATAATTAATTTTAAATATAGCTTTCTTTCCTTTTCTTAGATCATTTTTTACTTTTTCATTACCTAAAGCTATTCTAGTTATTCGTATTAAATACAAATCATCGTCATCGGCTAACATCTTTTTTAGACTACTGGTTGCATATCCTGTAATACAATCGTCAAAAAAATCATTTGGGAAATCAAACACAATAATAAGACTATATAACCCATCTTCATCCAAAGATATTTCAACAGAATATTTATTTGCTGATAGCGCGCATATTTCTTCTATTTGATATTCATACATAACATATTCTCTCGATTAAATTCTTTAAAAATTAACTACCAAATACCACAACAGATACGCCATCAAGTACAGGAAGTAAATTACCGAGCGTATCGGTTGCAAAAATGATGACCTCCGTCGCTGATCTAGACCTAAAGAACACCTGAAACGGCGCTATGACCTCCGTTCCGCGTGCTAATGCCGGTAATACTAAATAATTACCATCAGGAAAAGGAGTAGCAAACGTTATAACATATGACCCTTGCGCTCCGCTAACCGAGGCTATATTAAAGCTGCTCTCTATCTGGATATTATTAGTCGGGGCATTATTATCGTAAAAGAAACAATAAGCCTTAGCAGTAGCAGGATTTATAATCTTCCCCGGTATTGTCATATTACCGACATTGTCAATTTGAGTACTATTTAAATTGATTACTCCATCATCTACAGTAGCGAGGTTAATATCCTCACTCCCGCTTGCCGTAGTAATGGTATTTACCGAGATTAAGAGATTACCTACATTAATACTGGATAATCCTACTAGAGAATCTGCTAAATTAATAATTACATCATTTGTTTCCCCATCACCGCTTTGTACATTTATATTGGTGCCCCCGCCTATCTTTCGAGTTACAAAACTTAATGGAGTATTACCGGTTATTACTAAAAACCCATTTTGTACCTGAGTAGCCAGGTTATTTAAATTATTCAACGAATCGGCAATTTTAAAAATAATGTTACCGGTCGGAGGAGTAACAGTTGAATTTGTAATATTTAACGAATTATTATCCGATTCCGCTGAAAATGTAATAATTCCACTTGTTCCCCCACCAAAAGGTATTACATTCCAACTTCCTGCAACGGTTAAATTCTCGGTTAAATATATCTGCCTAACTTCCCCAGGAACTAGTACAGTTCCAATCGGGTTACCTGCATTATCTAACAAAGTAAAATCACAGCTCCCGACATTATTAAACAATAAGCTAGTACCGGTTTCTACAGTATTGGCAGGCGGCAAAGTAATTGTATATGCATCATTTTCAGAAATTACATTATTAATGTCACTAGCAATCTCCCCTTCAGTGCGGGGATAAGGCCAAGATAGTTTAATATCGCTATTTAATATGATTTTAGAATATGACATGATATTCTTCTACATTGCTCTATCAGAAAACGGCATGACCGGATTGTAGATATCGGTCTGTACTTTTTGCAAAGTATCTCGCATTACTCTTACGGCTTTTTGTTCATAATATTGCTGCTCTTTTAGCCCGTAGCGTTCATCACGTGCTAAAACAATAGTATCACCGGTAGTAATACAATCATTTTCCGATCTTAAGTCTCCTCTATAAGTACGTTTGTTTTTAAGCCTATCAGGAGATACGATATACCACTTCTTTGCCAGTAACCTATTAATACGTTCAGGGCTATTAAAGGCAAAGTAATATTCCTCGCCCGGTTGTTTTATCTCATCAATTAAAGCTTTAAAAGGACAGGTTGAATCAGTGAACATTAAATCAAAATCACTTCCTTCAAGTTCATGCTCCCTGATATCTCTATCAATAGATAGAAATTCATTATTTTTGTCTTGTTTATATTTAATTGCCATTTTTTGACCTCATTTCTTTGTTACGTTGATCTAGAAGCTCCTTGTACCTCTCGTAAGACATACCAAAAGCAAGAGCTGCCTTTTTCTCTCTATCGCTTAATTCCCTTGTTTTTGGATCTGGTATTGATTCTCGTGGAGCGCGACTGCGAACTGCTCCAAAATGTTTGGCAGGAATCATGGCTGAGGAAGTATCCTGCATTTTTAAATTATCGATATACTCATCAATCATGCTGTAATAACTACCAGAGCCTATTAGATGTTCCTTTCCTCCGCTTTGGTATTTACGATCCAGTTTAGTAATAAAGGATAATACTGAGGTCGCTAGCTTCTCATTATACTCAGGGGCGTTTCTATCTACTTCAGGATTACTTTCAAGCCAGCTATATAACCTATCTTCATATTCCCTAGCTCGAACCTGATTTAGATGCTCTTGTGAGTATTCTTCTTTAGGAAAAGTGGCTATTCTAGATGCCTCATTTAAGGCATGGGTCGCCTTTGAAATATCCGCAGTAGCTCTGCTAACTCCAGCAGCATCCCCGTTTTCCAGTGCTAATTGAAGCCGTGCCTGAGCCATTTCAAGTTCGCTGGCAACATTGTTCTTATAATGGGTAGAACCGGTATTAATAGCTTGGCTGAGCATTTGTTCCATTTGTAGTTTTTCTTGCTGTAACTGCTCTAATTGCTCAGCAAGCTTTACCTTTTCTTCACGTTCTTTTTTTAATTTAGACCAGTATTTTTCCTTGTCTTTGTCAGGAGCAGAGGTTTTAGTAGGCTTTTCTTCTTTTTCGGAAACATCTGCGGAAATATCGCTTTTATCATCGCTACTATCTACACCTTGAGTATCTTGCCCTAAGTCTTTAGTTTCTACTTCTGCCTCGCTAGCTTCATTCTTTGAATCTTTATTTTCGGCTACTTCTTTTAAAGGTGGAATAGCAGCGTTTAAGTCGCTTGTATTTTCAATATCTATTTTAAACATATTCTTACCTTGATACTTTTGATGGATTATCGACTAGCAGTTTGATTTTAAAATCCTCTACCATAATTATCGGTTCACCCTCATATTTTGACTGCAATGATGAACCACGCGGGAATATGACCCAGTCTCCGGCTTTGACGTAAGGGCCGCTTGGAAACTGATCGCCCTTATAACTATCGGGGCCCAGCTTTAATACCATCCCGACCATTGAGTTATATTCCAGATCATCTTGGACGGCGCTTGGCGGTTTTATAATTCCTCCTCTTGTAACCTCTTCAACAGGCGGTTTGTAAATAAGAATTAATACATTGATTCCAGTAACTGACACCTCTTTAAATCTCTCTATCATTGCTTCCTTATTAAAAGCTTCCAGATCAATGCCTTTGGTTTTAAAATCTTCCGGTTTGTAATTGGCTATTTCACAGTTAGTCATTGTTATTTACCTCTATTATGTGCCTGTTAAAGAGTTCAAGGGAACTCTCAAGTCCCTCAATTAATCCCACATGATATTTGTAATCCTCTAGCGTAGAAATTGATGCCGGATTACATAAAATACGCCTGTATCTATCAATTTCAGACTCAATACTTCCTATAAAGCCGGAGGTAAAAGAACCTCGGCTATAAATGTTATTTCGGTTCATTTACCGCTCCTCCCCATATTTCTAGGTTTTACTGCCGCTCCGCTTTTTGTAGCAACGTCCTTTCTAATTTTAGCCGCTCCCCCGGCGGCATACTTATTACAGCTCGTTTCTTTTTCTCTGGCTCTCTCTTGCATTTGGCGAGTAGCGAACTCTCTTTTTTGCCTATCCATAAATAATCTCCTCTTTTTCTGGTGTGGATGAAATTTGCGATCTTAGAGCTTCTACTTGTGCCTTTAACTCAGCTTCTTTTGCCTTGTACTCAAGCTTTAGTAGTTCAAGCTCGTTCTTAGTACTCATTTCCTGTTCCTTGGTTAACGTGTCTATTACTTTTTCTTTCTCGTTTAACTGGAGCTTTAAAAGTTCAATCTGATATTTCTGCTCAGCAAGTTGTTGTTGTTCATTAACTTTTAATTCAGCTAAATACTTCTCTTGTTCCAGTTTTTCCTTATCAAGCTCGATACTCATTTGCGTCTTATAGCCGTCAGCTTCAATATTTAAGTGAGCTAGACGTTCTTTTGACTCTACTTCAAGTTTTCGTTGCTCAATGTCAGCAATCTGTACCTGTAATGCCGGGTCTATAGGTTGTTGTTCCTGCTGTTCTTGCGGTGGTGGTTCGGGAAGTAGTATCTTATCAATGTCCTTAATCCCTAGGGCCTGATATACTTTTAAATATACTTCTCGCATGTTATGTAGCTCCGGATTGCTGCTAGCTAACTTTAAAATACTCTCTGCCTTGATTATTCTCTGTGTAGAAGATTCAACAGACGGATCAGATACGGGTATGACCTTTAAACTTTCTTTATCCAGAGGTAGCGTGCTAAGATTGAACATTTTATAAAAGAGCTGTAGCTCGGCGCTAAAGCTACTATGGACTGTTCTCATTATTGCCGATTGCATCCGATTGGATACTTCAAGCAAGGCAATCGTAGTACCGACAGGCGTATTCTGATTATTTTCAGTGAGTCCCATCTCTGTTGCAGACGCTAGCTCCTGTGTCTGGGCAGTTATCCGGTTAATATATTCAAGTAAAGCTGGCGATGGTCCATTATAAGGAAGTGGCATGATTGAATCACGCAAGGACAAATTCCCTGTTTCAACAGTTACGAATTGACCAGGTAATATATTCAAATCATTATTAGTAGTTTTTATTCCCTTAGCCTTCATCCCTCCCGGGAAATTCTGGAAAATAGCTGCATCAATCGCCATTTGCTGCATGGAAGTTAAGCTCTTTGAATTAGAGCCAAGTATTTGAGCAAGCCCCAGTCCAAAAACATCAAACCCGGGGAATAAATTATAATGAATGAAGCAGTTAATCCTTGTTTTAGTTGGATCGTTTTCATCCCAGTTTGGCGTAAGTGATACGATCTGATTACTGCTGCCGCATCTGGTAATAACATAAGGTAATGGTATACTATAGTCCTCAGATGCATTGTTATTGTCAAAAAAATCATTCAAAACCAGATATTCGTGCGTCTCATAAAAAGGAAAACGGGAATTTGTTGGGTCTACCTGTTTGGCTTTAGAGTCGTCCGTTGCTTCTTCTCCATCGCTGCTACCTACACTATCTAGGTAATCAAGATCAACTTTTGAAAATATCCCGCTTTGCATGTTAAAAAGGATTTCTCTTTTAGAGAGGTATCTAATATGAGTTAGACGATTTGATTCGGTAATACTTGAGCAGTTATTATCAAATAAAAAATCCTCAGGCATGATAAACCTACTCAAGGGCTTACCAGTAATCGGGTCGTAGTAGATTTTCCTAAATACACACCCATATAAAATTAAGTACAATAAAAACCGATCGTAGTCTGGATAAAAGCCCTTATCTTCTACTGTTAAGTACTCATTTAAAGCATCCCTAACCATCTCGCCTTTTAATTCGTAATCTTCGCTAACACTAACATCAGTCCTAAATCCTACAGGACCGGTTGAGGGGAGTAACTCGGAGCGAAGAGTTGCCCAGAGCCGGAGCACGCTGCTAGAGAAAGTAGTATCGTAAGTCTTAACCTGGGCAGCGTTTCCAATAGAAGAATTGGATTTAGATTTGACATTATTTGGGTCTTGTATTTCCTCAATTTTAAAGCCAAGTAAGGTTTTAGCCTTTTCAATTATATCAAGCCATGGTGCGCGGTTTTTAGTATCTTTTTCTGTTACCTCTTCTAAGTAAGCAGCGATTTTATCTCTGACGCTTTCTGG